AAGCCCTAAGCCATCCGCAACCAACTGTTCCCCCTGGAGTGACCCATGCCCCTGAGCTACTCGACCTACACAGGTGACGCGAGCACGACGAGCTTCGCGATCACCTTTGACTACCTACCGGAAACGGTAGTGGTCAGCGCCACGCCTGCGGGCATCCTCGTGTACCTCGATGATGTGAAGCAGACGAGCGGCTACAGCCTCGTCGGCACCAACATCGTCTTCGGTGCGGCCCCGGGATCCGGTGTGGACATCCGCATCGTTCGCTCCACTCCGCGAGGCAAGAGCGACCGCCTGGTGGACTACGAGGACAGCACCACGCTCACCAGTGCCCTGCTGGACACCTCGGCCCTCCAGCTCCTGTACATCGCCCAGGAGGCGTTTGAGCAGTCGACCAGCGGTGGTGGCGCTACGCCTCTCTACCTCCCCTACTCGACCACGCTGGGTGCTTGGGATGCAGAGAGCCAGAAGGTGTCGAGGGTAGCCACGCCTGTTGCGGGCACCGATGCGGTCAACAAGACCTACGCGGACGATGGCTTCCTGCCCTACGACACCAGCGCCGGCACCTACGACGCAGCGCGATCGGGGGCGAACAAGAAGATCGACGGCGTCGAGGATCCCCAGGGCAACCAGCAGGCCGCGACCAAGAAGTACGTCGATGACATCGCGGAGTTCGGTGTCGCTGGTGTGCCTCAGTCCTTCAAGTTCACCGCAAATGGATCGACCAACACCTTCACGCTGTCGAACCTCCCTTACGCCGTGCCGGAAATGCTGGTTGTCGGGCTCGACGGTGTGCTCCAGCTTCCCGGTGACGACTACTCAGTGGTCCGGGGTGCGGTGAACTCGCAGCTCGTCTTTGACAACTACACGCCGACGAGTGGCCAGGTCATCAACGTGCTGAACTTCGGCAGGGCTCGCTTCATCGACAGCGCCCTGCTCCAGGATGACAGCATCGCAACCTCGATGATCCAAGACTCGGCTGTCACGACTGCGAAGGTCGCTGACACCGCTGTCACCACTGCGAAGCTGGCGGACACCGGGGTGACCACGGCAAAGCTCGCGGATGCCAACGTCACCACGGAGAAGATCGCAGATGCGAACGTGACGACGGCGAAGCTGGCCGACGATGCGGTCACCGAGGCCAAGATCGCAGACGACTCCGTGGACTTCGCACGGCTGAAGAAAACGGGGTTCCTGAGCGGTGGCCACGGGAACAACACCCCGGTGTTCTTGCAGGTGATCGTCGGTGAAGAGGACCTCACCGCTAGTACCTTGGGTACAGCGGACATCTCGGACTTCAACGAGTCCATCACATCGTTCAGTGTCTCTGACTTTGGTGCCGCAACGTCCAATGTGAACATGGGCAACGGGCGGCTCGTCAACCTAGCCACGCCTACTGCGGACAGCGACGCTGCGACGAAGGCATACGTCGATATCAACACGCAGTCGGCCATGAAAGGCGAGCTGGTGACCGACATCACGCTGGGATCGGCTGCCGGCACGTTTGATGTCGAGGGCTGGTTCGATGACAGCAAGTACCTCTACTACGAGGTCCACTGCATCGGCTTCAGGATCTCAGACAACAACGGGTTCATCGGCATTCGGACAAAGAACTCGTCCGGGTCTTACCCAGGCGATGCCGACGGCTACTACACGGTGAGCAACTACGGAAACCCCGTTCCAACAGCGGCGAACGGACAGTTGACACCGCAACTTGGAAACAAGACCTCCAGCGGTGAGGGATACGCCAACTTCGTGCTGCGGCTTCCTGACAACAACTCCTTGGTTCCCTCGTTCAAGACGATCGAGACTCGAGGCACGAGCACGAACCGCTTCTTCCAGTTCGGCATCACCGACGGGCCTCAAAGGTTCGAGGATGCGGTCATCGTCCGACACAGCACAGGGACAATCCAAGGGCTCAGATTCCGGTGCATCGACAGCCTAGGTGACTCTAGCACCTCTGGCACCATCCGCGCCGGTGCCCGTGTACTTGTCTACGGCTACGAGGGCCTCTCCTGATGGTTACGAAGATGCGAGTGGCCGGGGTCGAGTTCCCCGGCATGTTGGTCCCGATCGGTTCCATCTTGGCCTACAGCGGCGCTGCTGCGCCCACTGGCTGGGTGCTGTGCGACGGGGCCGCGATCAGCCGAACGACCTACGCCACGTTGTTCGCCAACATCGGCACCAACTTCGGCGCAGGTGACGGCTCAACGACCTTCAACGTGCCCGACCTCCGTGGGCGCGTCATCGTGGGCAAAGACGACATGGGTGGAGCTGCGGCCTCGCGTGTCACCACTGGAGGCGAGGGTCTCAACGGAGCCAGCTTGGCTGCTGCGGGCCAGAGGATCGTCGAGTCCGACGCCACAAAGGATCACGGTGTGGTCTTCAACTTCATCATCCGCGCGACCTCGACTGACTGATGACTACACAGGACGACCTCTTGCTCGCCATAGGGCGCCTCGAGGGGAAGGTGGACAGCATCCTCGCGACCATGCGGGTCCACCAGGATCAGCTCGACAAGCTAGACAGGCGAGTGCGCTCGCTGGAGGGCGGTCGAGCTTGGGCGATGGGCATGGCTGCGGCCGTGTCTGTCATCACCACCTTCGGCATCAAACTCTTCAGCATGTGACATGGCTCTCGTAACAGCAAGCATCCTCGCCGCCCGAGGGCTCACGACGGACACAAACGGCACCACGATCATCGCGCAGAGAAAGCGTGACGAGACTGGAGCCATGCAAGCGAAGTGTACCGCCGGGTCTGGAACAGTCGCTCTCCAAGGGCGTCTGTCGGACCAGTTCAGCTTCATGGACCTGACCGATGGTGGCTCAGAGTTCGTGCTCTCCGCAGGAGACGAGAAGATCTTCGCGGACCTCCCGATCCTTCCCCAAATAAGAGCCAGGGTCACAAGCGTTGACGCCAGCGGCTTGGGTACAGGCTTCTACATCTACGTCATGCAGTGAACCATGAGCAAAGTCCACATCCTCCTAGATACTGACGCCGCGTCCGGTGATGTGACCGGGACGCAAGTCAACTGCCAGCACCTCTACGACGAGGCCGGCGCAGTCCAGTACCGAATCACGGCTGGCTCCTGCACCGAGGTTGAGCTCCAGGGTCGCCTGCACCCTGACCTCGACTTCGTCGAGATCGCTACCTCTGGCGCCCTCAACGTCTCCACCACCGCTGAGGTGCTTCAGACCGGGGTCGCCGTCATGCCGCAGATGCGCGCTGTGCTGAAAGGCGGCACGGGTGCATCGGTCATCGTGGGCTTCATGGAGTGAACCATGGCTAAACCTGGCTTGTACGAAAACATCGCCCGAAAGAGGAAGCGCATCGCAGCCGGCAGCGGCGAGCGCATGCGGAAACCGGGTGCCCCTGGTGCCCCTACTGCCGAAGCCTTCCGTGACTCGGAGAAGACCGTGAAGAAGAAGCGCAAGAAGAAGGGCAAGAAGTCCGCCATGAAGCGTCGGGGCCTTGCCATCGCCAACGAGCAGATGCGCCGAGGCCGCACCGGGTACTGATGGACCTGAACAAGATCCTCGAGTCCCTGCACGGGGCTCTTGCCCAAGACCTCTTGGAGAAGGTCCAGAGCGGCGAGGCGACCGCTGCTGACCTCTCGGTGGCGCGTCAGTTCCTGAAGGACAACGGCATCGACAGCTTGGCCTTCGCTGACGCCCCCATCACCAACCTCGCCGCCGTCCTTCCGTTCGAAACCCCTGATGAGCCTGTGGCTCAGGCTGAGTAGCTATGCCGCGTCGAGTCCCGCCCTCCCGCACCCCTGCCGCCAAGACGCCCAGCGTCTCCAAGACCACCCGTGATGACCAGAAGAGCCGGCGCTCCCGTGCGCGTGCAGCGAGCACCAGAGCCCGCCGGCCGTCGACGAAGCCCAAGCGCGGCAAGCGATCCGAGCTGAAGATCAAGATCAAAGAGATCAAGTGACCCAGGTAGACCAGCGCCTCCACGGTCCTTCGGGGTTCAAGAACTTCCTGTACCTCGCCTGGGCGGCGCTGGGGCTGCCTGAGCCCACCAAGGTCCAATACGACATCGCGGAGTACCTCGCCGGCGGACCTCGGCGCACCGTGATCCAGGCGTTCCGTGGGGTGGGCAAGAGCTACATCACGAGCGCCTATGTGGTCTGGCGGCTGCTGCTGGACCCCTCGCTGAACTTCCTCGTCATCAGCGCCTCGAAGAACCGCTCTGACGACTTCAGCACCTTCACTCTCAGGCTCATCGAGGAGATGGGTGTCCTGACGGCGCACATGCGCCCCAGGGAGAACCAGAGGAACTCGAAGGTGGCCTTCGATGTCGGGCCGGCACCTCCGTCCCACAGCCCCTCGGTGACCTCCAAGGGCGTCTACTCCAGCATCACCGGAGCCCGCGCCAGCGAGATCATCTGCGACGACGTGGCCTCTTGGGCCAACAGCCAGACCCAGATGATGAGGGACAAGCTGGCGGCTGCCACGCAGGAGTACGAGGCGATCCTGAAGCCGGGCGGGCGGATCATCTACCTCGGCACCCCGCAGACGGAGCAGGACATCCTGCGGGAGCTGCCGGCCCGTGGATTCGAGACTCGCATCTGGCCCGCTAGGATCCCCTCTGAGCGACAGAAGGTCGGGTACGGCCCCATGCTCGCGCCGATGATCCAAAGCCTTCAGGGGGCCGCAGGGGAGCCCACAGACCCTGCTAGGTTCGACAGCGAGGATTTGATGGAGCGGGAGCTCGCCTACGGGCGCTCCATGTTCAACCTCCAGTTCATGCTCGACCAGAGCATGTCGGATCTGGACCGCTACCCGCTGCGGATCAACGACCTCCAGGTGGTCGACCTCGACAGCGACAAGTGCTTCGAGAAGTACATCTGGTGCAACGACCCGGACAAGGTCATCAACGACCTCCCCTGCGTCGGCTTCAACGGCGACCGCTACCACAGGCCAATGGCCACCGATGGCGAGCTGGTGCCCTACGAGACCAAGGTCATGGCCGTGGACCCGTCAGGCAAAGGCTCCGACGAGACCGCAGTGGCCGTCACGGCCTCCTATGCGGGACAGGCGTTCGTCCTGTGCTGCAAGGGCATCAAGGGTGGCTTCGGTGACGAGGTGCTCGAAGAGATCGCCCGCACAGCCAAGCAGTACAAGGTCAACCGGATCATCGTCGAGGAGAACCTCGGCCAGGGCATGTTCAAAAGCCTGCTCCAGCCCGTGCTGGCCAAGGTGGGCTACCCCTGCTCAGTGGATCTGGTGCGGCACCACATCCAGAAAGAGAGACGCATCTGCGACACGATCGAGCCCCTGAGCTCCTCTCGCCGGCTGCTGATCGACAGGTCCGTCATCCAGAACGACTACGACAGCGTCCAGAGCATGCCGGCCGACCAACAGCGGTCCTACATGCTGATGCACCAGTTCTCCCGCATCACCAGAGACCGAGGTGCCCTGAGGCACGACGACCGCCTAGACGCCCTCGCCATGGCTCTTGGGTTCCATGCCGACGCCATGGCCAGAGACAGAGACAGGGAGATGGCCGAGATCCGTGCTGAAAGACACGCCAAGGTGCTCGAGGAGTTCCTGAACCCTGGTGCCAAGGGGTACACCCTCGGACACCGACCAAGACAATCCACATGGCTTTCCTGAGTTGCCCTTGCCCCTTCTGTGGCCATGGGCGGACTGAGGTCCATGAGGCCCTCTGGGACGACCACTACAAGACCGTCAGAAGGATCCGTTTGTGCCCAAACTGCCACTACCGATGGTCCACCGTAGAGATCGACCACGACCAAGCTCAGGCCCTTGAACGGAAGTCTCTTCCCTCATGGAGGGAGGATAACCCAGAGGGTGAACAAAAGCCCCTTAGGTGACCTAAGCCTCTCTTATGCCACCAATGGATGAATGATGCCCCTACTGCCATTCTCGGGAGAGGTGGTGGTGGCGGTATCGGTCACCATTGCCACTTAAGTACCCAAGCCCCAAAAGACCCATGCACATCGACACCGAGGCTCTCGCAGCCTTGGCCGGCCTGGAGCCGATGCCGAGACAGCCTCTCGCCATCAACCCTTGCCCGGAGGGCTACCAGCTCAAGGTCGTAGGCGGAAGCCTCATGTGTGTGCTGGAGGGGGCAGACGAGCTCGACCTCAGCCAAGCCTTCGCTGCCCGTAGGCGCAGAAGCGTCATGAGGGCCATCCAGTCCATCAGGCAGCCTCAGGCCGCTGGGCCGCCCCAGTCACCCGGAGGTACACCCTGATGGGCGATTGGCTCGTGGTGTACTGGTGCGACATCGTCGGCGTTGAGGACCCTTGGATCACTGGTGCCGAGGCCGCTGCCCTTGAGCCGGCCCGGATGATCACCGCAGGGTGGCTGGTGAAGGACACCGAGGACTTCCTGGTGATTGCAAGCACCCTCGAGGACGCAGAGGACGGGCATCTGGGCAACGTGAACTGCATTCCCAAAGGGGTCATCCGCAAGATCGAGACAGCTCAGGGAGGCAACTGATGGCTGTGGAGTACAGAGGCGAAAGGTTCAGCGGCTACAACAAGCCCAAGCGCACCCCTGGACACAAGACCAAGAGTCACGCGGTGCTCGCCAAGGTGGGAACGACGGTGAAGCTGATTCGCTTTGGCCAGCAGGGGGTCAGTGGCTCGCCCAAGGGCAGCAAGCGCAACAAGGCCTTCAAGGCCCGCCACGCCAAGAACATCGCCAAGGGGAAGATGTCAGCGGCCTACTGGGCCAACAGGACCAAGTGGTGACCTGCGGGTACTTGGTGCAAAAATGTGAGCGCCAGTACACAACGTTTGGTTTAGTCGGCCCCCCCGGGCCCCGGGGGTATTCCCTCGAGGGTTAACGGTGTTAACCTCGCGATCGGGGGGCGGGGGGTGTCCTCGATTCCAGCTCGCTGGGGCCGGATCGCGCCTAGCGTATGCCACAGGGCCGATCGGGGTTCGATCCCGAATCCAACACGCGCCCGATTCGAGCTCCTGAGGCCTCGGGGGGGCGCCTCGGGGCCTCGGGGCAATGGATCCCGCATCGGTGGGATATACCCTGTGCGTTTTCTCGGGGTTTGTGGGATCCCGCAATCCCGATCGACCGACTAACCTACTGCAGCCTCTGCGCACTTCGGCGCCGGGGCCCCCGATGGACCCTCCACTAAACAGGAGATCCCCGTGAAAGACTCTGAGAAGAATCGATGCCCCGAGAAGGCCCGTAAACGCGCCGGCGCCGATGCCCGATGCGCGCTCCGCAAGCTGCAGCTCCTGCAGCGCCTCACCGATGCCATGGCCGATGGCCCCGAGGCTAACCCTGAGGAAGCTATCGCGGCCCTGCGCGCGATCGGTGAGGCCCTCGGCCTCGGGGGTGACCGATGATCCCCTCAATAGAGCGGATGGTCTCCCGCGCGCTCCTGCGCCGATACGTGGGGGAATACATCTTCTGCCCCGTCGATCATGGCGCGGGTGAATGCGGCCGGGCCCTGGATATCACCGATGCGATCCTCGTGATCCATGAGAAGCCGGACCCCGAGGATCCGCAGGTGATCCATGAGGAGCCGATCCTACTGTCGTGCCCCGGCTGCTACGGGCGGATGCTCGAATCGATCGGGGGCAAGCTTCACCCGAGCCTCAGGGTCATCGATGGCGCGGAGCTGCTCGGGGGTGACCGATGATCCAGGGCCTCATGATCGGCGCGGGGATCCTCTTCGCCCTCATCCTCTTCGCCGGGGCCCTTGCGCCCCTATGGTTCCGAGGCCCCGAGTAGCCTCAGGATCCCCAGCTCACCCGCGCCCCCGATGGTCTCAGGATCATCGGGGGCGCTTCTGTTTAAGGGCCGCAGGAGCGCGCCTCAGGGCCTCGGGGCACCGATGCGGCCCTGAGGCCATCCGATGCCCCCGATGGATCCTGCGGCGCCTCAGGGCCCCAAACGAGCGGCGCCCCCGAGGAACCATAGTCCTCGAGGGCGCCACGCTAGTCGCGGGGGATCGATAGTAGTGCCCCAATGATGAGAAGGGCCGCGGCCGCGACGACCCCTGAGATAAACAGGGTCACGATTGCGCCCCCGATGCGATCCGCTGCAGGAGCGGCCGAAGTTTGCAATCGGCGCAGACCGATGCATCGTCCCCCGAGGATTGCGCGACATGGGGCGGGATATCGGAGCGCATGATCCACGTTTGGATCATCGGGCCCGTTTTCTCGTTTGAGCTGGGGTCATCGAGGCCCGTTGCAATGGCCACGATAGGCGCCCCATCGATTCGAGAAGGGCCTTCATAAAGGATGATCCCCGAGACCCGCGCAGGGTTCCAATCGGCGCGCGGGGCATTTGACGGCCGGGGCCCCGTCGATCCTGCAGCTCCGTTGCACAATCCGCAGGTTTGGCAATCGGTGCGCTTCCCTGCCTCATCCGATGCGGGGCACAGAACCTCAGGGAAGTCCTCGAGGGTCTCAGGTTCGCCTTCCTGGATCACTCGGAAGGTACGGAACCCGCGCCGGCGCGCCTCCCGCGCCTCGGATTCCGAATCCACCGATGCCATGAGGAGCGATCGGAGCGCAGGGTATCGCTTCCATTGATGCGAATAACCAGTGTGTCGCCCGATCCCGCTCCATCGGCGCAGGATCCGCAGGGGAAGGGCCGCAGGATCCCCATAGGATCCCCATCGGATCCCGCGCGCCTCGATTGCGCGCCTCAGGAGCGCCGCAGATTGTCCGTAGGCCGTTCGGTCGGGATCATGATCAAGGGTCCGATATGCATCGGAACCCTTCGCCCACGTCGCCCAAACGGAACGGGGCCCTTGGAACGTTCGAACGTAGCAAACCTCGGGGTTTGCACCATGAGCTGAGATACGGACGGATTGCCGCCCGTCGATCGCCTGTTTAGTGGCCATCGGGGTCTCCTGTTTAGTGGAGGGATGGAATCCTCAGGGCCCGATGCCCCGAGGTGACACTAGCCTAGTCGGATGGCGGGGTTTGTGGGATCCACGAAACCCGCAGAATATTCGGGCGCCTCAGCTCCCCGGCGCAGGGCCTCGGGGGGGCAAGGGCCGCAGGGTATCGGCGCCCGAGGCGTCCTCGAGGACCCCGAAGGGCCGGGGAGGCAGACGCTGGACCTCTGTTAGTCGCCAGCATCTGTTGGCGTTAGTCGCCACAGGTCACGCGAGAAATCCGGGTTTCGGTCTCTTGTGAACCCCAGGCCCGGCCGATAGGGTCCAGCGGTCGGCAATCGTGCCGGCCCTACTAAACAAGGACCGAGATGACTGAGACCTTCTACACCGTCGAGATTCCCCACCAGCGCCGCGCTGAGGTCACCGAGTGGCCGTCGAAGCAGGACGCGGTGATCTACTACCTGAACCTCTGGTGGGCGAACTCGCCGCACTACGACTTGGAGCCCACGACCGAGGCTGAGGTCTTCGAGTGGGCCGGCCAGGACCTCCACAGCTTCCGCACCTGCGACTCCCTTGAGGAGCTCCACAAGTGGGCCACGGCCTTCCGAGGCCACCAGTGGATTACCGTGCGGGCGCAGGTGGAGACCCTGTGCGAGGAGGTGCAGTCGTGAGCAAGAGCACACCGATGACCCTGGGCGAGCTGGCTGCGAAGGCGTGGCCGAAGTTCTACGCCAAGAGCAAGCACCCTGCCCCCCACCGCAGCACCATGAACAAGGTGCTCTCGGGGTTCGGTGAGGACCGTCTGGTCCACCGCATCACCGCCGGCATGATTGAGGATCAGGCTGATGCCTGGGTGGCCGAGGGCACCTCGGAGAAGACGGTGAACCGTCGCCTCGCCATGCTTAGTCGCTGGCTGACCTGGGCGCAGCGGCGCGAATGGATCCAGCGGGTGCCAGCGATCACCAAGTTCCGCGAGGACGCC